TACACTCTTGAGCCGATATAGGCAGGCTTTCCGATAAATAAAAACCGTTCGCTATGGGTAACGTGGTAACAGGCATTAATTAATCCTGATTGTGGCGTTTTCAACAATAATGTTCGTAGAATCGGTTTGGTTTTGTTTTTACTTTTCGACAGTATCACCGCTCTGCAGTTCTTCTTGCCAAATCACAGTGGAAAAAGTGACTCCCGGCGAGCTACTAGGAGTATCAACCGGCGAACCCGATGCGGAAATAACCGACCCATTTATCGCTAAATAAACAACCACATCGTCATTAGTACCCGTCGCAATTCTTAGCGTACCCGCTATTGTTATGGGTATGCCGCCCGATGGTTTTGAAGCTAAATATTGCGCCGTACCCGTTGTGTCAGCGTTAAACTGTGCTGCCCTTTGTACAACCCACGTTCCGGTTACTTTGGTAGGTGTGTTAGCTGCTATAGACGTTTGATCTGTGTTGCCTCTGAGCGTCAACAAAGCATCCGGGCGAGTATCAGCTATCCCCTCGTTAAGCTTCATATCCCAACCGCTGTCGGTTTCGCTAATCGTGCCAAGTGGCAAGCCCGGCCCATTAAATCGGCCTAATGTTATAGTACCAATGCCGCCCGTGCCAATATTAGCGCTGCTGGCCGCGCCTTGTATAAAAGTGGAAAATCCGTTCAAAGTGTTAATGTGATTATTTATGCTAATGCCGTCAAAAACAGTTGTGCCTAAATCATACATGGCACCAGCATCAATAATGTGGTCTACCCATTGGACATCAATATAACCAAAACCTTGAGCCGCCCCAAGAAACTCAAAGCCTGTTGTGCGAACTTTGCTAAATTCAGAGGCATGGATGTATAAAGCAAAAAGAGAGTCAAGAACTCCTGCCTTGTCGCAATCCTCAATTGTAACGGTATCAAGAAAAACATTATTGGTTTTCTCATTGCCAACACTGTTAGAAAAATTTAGCAGCGTACCGTTCGGACATGACAAGGCTATGTCGGCAATTCTCACCGAAGCATCAACGCCTGTAAACATTGTGTCCGGGCCTGTATACTCTAAGGATATTGTCTCCGTACCAACGCTTCTAACTTGTGTCGCGTTGTTCATCACAAATCTATTTGAGGTCACAATATCATTGGTAATGAAATAATCCTTTTCTTCTTCTAAAAAAATAACTCCAGCTATAGGCTCTGGAAAATCTGAAATTGTGTTTATATTGACTGTTTTAGTAGCAACCGGATTACCTTCGGCTATTATAAGCGCCTCTTGTGTCGCGTCCTTTGTGATTGTAATGCCCGAGCCTGCAATAAGACTTCTTATAACCGGACTGGGTAGCGTCTCATTCGCCATAACTGGCAAGCCTGATTGATCAGCAGTAAAATTATGCTCTATCGTCACTCCATTTTCAGGGCTAATCGACGCTTTAACACCCGGTCCGTTTTCCAAATTACGAATATTATTTACAGTTCCTTGAACATCAAGTATTGGCGTACCTAGAATATTACCCTCTTGGACAAGCGATCCGGTAACGCCTAAGCCAGAAATAAAATCGTTATAACTAATTTTATAATTAACGCCTTGAGAGAAAAAGTCTAAGCTAGCCCCGGCTAAAACCGTAGCCGAAGCAGGGAAGTTGCTCTTTTTCCTTCCCCTACTATTATTATACGTCATTCTAATCACCCGCCGCTTGATTCGTGTTTGACTCTAAGCCAATGCTACCCGTTGTTTCTGCTAAAATGTCATCCTCATTGCAATCATAAAAATGAGAAGTAGTATAGTAGTCTGCCTCGTTGCCTGATCCGATAGGGAGAGTGCAGGGGAGTCTAGTGGCAGGCTTGCCAACGCCTAGCTTTTGCATAACCTTTAAGCCATCAACCGCAGCTCTTTGTAGTGCTGGAGTCACAACCCCGTTATAGTCTGGAGCAACTTCTATCGCAAGGTTAGCAATTAACCCTCTCAATGCGCCGGGCGGAATAGTGACATCGTCGCCTAAATCACTGACCTCTGTATAGCCTAAAGATACACCATCAGCGTCCAATGCCAGCATAAAATTATTCATTGAGAATATGGCGTCCTGATATTCGTCGGGCTGCAAATCCGACTCTGAGCCTTGGACTAAAATTCTTTGAAGTGAAGCTTTAACAACTTGAGCGGCTGTAGCCATTTTCACCCCCTAGCTTCTCGCTGTCTTTTTTCTTATTGGGGCTTCTTTTTCGCTTCCACCCTAAAGCTTTGGCAGATTCTATATTTTGAGGATAATTCGCAATTTCTATTTCGCTACCCGAAGGTCTCACAAAAGTTATAAACTCTTTCATAATTAGCCTATTAAAAAAAAGGGGCCGCTAAGCCCCTTGAATTATAGCACCTCTATTAAGCAGCGCCAAACCCTTGGCCAGCAAAGAACGGGTTAGATGTTCCGTAAGCTGGGCGCAAGTCAAAACGAACAATCTGCTTATTAGCTCGAACGTCTGAGTCTTTAGAGCAGCGCATTACTAGACCGTCTCTACCTCGATACACTGTATCTGTGGCTTGTAGCTTTTTCATGTCCACATAAGCGATAGTGAAAGCGTCTGGATGCCAGAACAAGTTAGGCTGACAAACGGTATCCTCAGAGCCGCCCAGGGTGATAACGTCACCAGAAACCACCGCTGAATCAGTAGTATTGTAAGCGCCCGAAGCCTCAAAGATTGCAGGGCCGCTAATAGTGATTGTACCAGCGCCAGAACCATCTAAGGTTACATCACTTGCTACTGTGCCTGTGAACACAACAGAAGATCCATCCGCCTTGATTGCAGGGTTGCGAGTAGCCAAGTTCAAACGATTACGGCCAGTAATTGTTACACGCTCGCCTGCCTTGATAGCCAAGTTAGCTTGAAAGCCAGATATCGCTATCTGCTGTGTCATCGTGTCTTTTGCTGTCACATAGGTAACATTAGGGTTTGCGGCCACTGTTCCCGCTCTATCAGCACCGCTACCAGTCAAATAGCTCGGTAACGTGGTCGCCGTGTAAACATTAAAGCCCGCGAAGTTTTGAGACACTAGAGCCTTAGAGGTAGCATCGCCCACTTCTGGATTAACACCTAGAGAGCGCTGCTCATTAGCAATAGCAACCTGAGAGTAAGGGTTTAAAAAGTAGCACCATTTTTTATTCATGGGAACGCCGGTAGACTGCATTAACGCGCCAGCCTCGGCAATCTCTGACCATGAGTTAACACCATTGCCAACTGTGCCGGTATGCAATGCTGCATTCTTCATAGCAAAGTCTGCAAAATCCAGCTCTAAATCAATAGCTATACGGTTTGCAATGTCATCAAAAAAGCGGTCTTTGTCAGTACCCATCTTCAAAGCCTCATCGGCCTCTTGATAGTCTACTTCTACTGTAATGTAATCTTGAACCTTAGCCGATGCCTTGCCTGTGATGATTGACTGGGCAGTTGAGGCGCTAATATCACCGTCCGCAGTACGGGTAGTTTTATAATCCGTAGGGCGTTTAATGTCGATAGTGTCGCCAGTGTTAGGGTTAAAAGCCCCTTTAAAGGTCTGTGAATCCACCTGCTTAGACATCATCCGATTAGCCTCGAATCTGTCCGCTACTTTCATCATTAGTTTTCGGGTAAAATTGCTATCAAAATTGTTAGCCATGAGTTGCCGTTAAGCGTTTCGATTGGGTCAGGGGCCGACGAAGTTTTAGGTTTTAATTTAATAGCTTCTGGCTTAATTTGAGTTTCGAGAAATATACCGGCGTTTATCGGTGGCAAAGCTTGCAATGACTCCATAGCTTGCGGGTTAGCAGATAGGTACTTGGTGATTAGTGGCCCATTTTCGTCAGCTAAAATATGCTGAGTCACGTGGTCGTTTATCCCGTACGCTGCAACTATCTGTCCTGCGGTTGCTAAATCTGCCTGATTAATGCCTAATTTATTTGCTCGGCCTGAATAATCTTGTACTGCCTTATTCAATTTCTCTTGTTCTAGTCGCTGGCTTTCTTGCGCTTGAAGCTGGGCTTGTTGCGCTTGAAACTCTGCTCTAGCATCATATTGAGCCTTGGCTAATATCGCCTTATCCCTTTCCGCAATCTCCTGCTCGTAATTATCAGAGTATGGGTCTGGCATAGCCGGGATTACTGGCGCTTGCTCAGCTGGTTGCGCTGCTTTCAACTGCTCAAGCTGTCGCCTTAATTCCTCGTTAGCTCGCTTTTGCTCTCGAACCTCAAAGGCTTTTTTGGCGGCAATATCTTGAACTAGCTTCTGCTGCTCTGGGCTGAACGTGATTTTTTCAGGCTGGTTGTCTCCAGTTTCGTCGGCAGTCAACGAGGCATCATCTTGAGCTGTCGGCTCTAAATTCTGCTGTACGGGTTCAACTTCTGCTAAATCCGCACCTTCCTCATGGCTTATCCCCCTAGGGTATTTGATCGCTAGTCTGTAGCGTTACAGTGTCGAATTAAATTATACAAGGGTATTTGCAAAAAATGTTGTTAGTGCTATAGTTGTGTTTGGGCTGATAGGAGAGGTAGGAATTGAAAATATTTAATGCAACTGAATTGAACAAAAAACCGGCAGAAATATTTAGGGAAGCTGACATTAATAATGAGGTTATGATTAATCATGACAGGTATCACGATAAAATATTTATATTAAGCTCAAGAGCGCGACGACAGCCAGTGGAAAGCTTGGCCGACGAACAGAAGCGAGTAAATGACCTTAATGCCGCAGGTAAAACGGAGAGCTAGAAAATGACAAAACCAATAATAAGAGAGTGCAAATGGCATTCAGTTGACGATAAGCTGCCAGATATTATAACAAGCTGGCGCATGATGCTTGTTTATAGTGTTAGTGGAGTTGATGTAGCTTTTTGGAATAAGAAGGCTAAAAAATTCTTAGATGAGCCGATGGGTTTTGAGTATACCCATATTTTATTTTGGGCAGAAATGACCAAGTTAAGCTCAGTGTAAATTATTAAACCCTTAAAGTTTAATCATCAAGCGCCTGCAATAGTTGACCCTGTTGCGGGCGTTTTCTTATTTTAATCACTTCTATTTTTTCGGTAATACTCAGCGCCACCTGCCAACAGTGCGGGCAATGAGCTAGGATCTAAAGCTTCACCAATAGCAAAAACCTTATCAAGTGTCTAATAACGTCAATATTACCACCATATTTTAAAGCATCACTGGCCAGACTAGGCATGTATGAATCACTGCCACCTAAAACATCAGCCATACTCTGATCGCTCTGTGATAAAGCACCAAGCCCTACTGCTGCCGGTACTGTGCTTGCTAGCAAATTAGAGCTATCTTTTTTTTCAGGGTCAAAGGCTGCGTTTACTGAGCGTATGTTTGAGGGGTCGAATACTACGCGGTGATTCGATGTTCTACCGCTAAAACCAACATCATCAGACAGATTTTTAAAGTCTACGCCTAAATAACCTTGGGATTTTGCAGATTGTATTTAAAGGCATTATTGTTTGACCGCGGTTAGGCTGGTCGTATATATCGGCCTCTAATTCCTCGGCCTTTATAATTGCGTCATCATAAGCATCCCAATCACCTTTAGCCTCTGCTATATCAGCCTTTTCAAGCTGCATTTTAACTTGCAAATCCTTGGCGGCATAGTCAGCATAACTCCTTGCTGTATCTGGGCTATCACTTAACCATACACCTTGATTTGCGCTTTTTGACTCTGTTGCACTGCCAAATTTTTTAGGGTTAAAAGAGTTTATGTCTGCATTAGTCCCATGATAATAAATCGTATCGGTATCAAAACCCTGCTCCTTAGCTCTTTCCATGCGGCTGGCATAATCCATTGCCAACTCATCGCCACCCTTGGCCCTTTCTATCAGCTCCTTTACAAGCTTAGCCTTACTCATTTAACCGCCCTATGATCTCATCGGTAGACATTTCTTTAATAGCCGAATCATCAACTATATCCTGAGTTTCCGCCAGTATCTTAGCTGTCTCTGCCTCCTTCTTGTTGGT